GGCCGCATCGAATTCAAACTGCAGGCCGTTGGTTGGGCTTCCTGGAGTGAACGCACCACCCCCATCGGTAAGCTTGGCCAACATCGTTGCACTCTCGGCGCCGTTAATGTCGCTCGGCATCGGAGATGCGTACAGACAGAACACACCGTACCGGAAGATATCCAGCCACGACATTCCATTCTGGGCCATGCGGATGGTCGGTGTATCAGTTGCCGCGGCCTCTGTCACAATTGTTGACTCGACAGTGGTGATAACACCAGAGGTAAGAGAAGATACTGTGACGTACTTGGCCGTCTGAGTGGTGGCTCCACCATCAACAATCTCAAGGACCATTCCTGGCCGGAAACCCTTTGTAAGGAAGTCGGCCTGAGTGGTGTTAATAAGATTTGGAGCGGTAAAGCTGATCTGAGAGCCTGCATCTGTGACGGTAGGCTTGTACCCGGCGTTGAGATTGATAGCTCTCGTTGAGTAATACAGTGCCATTTGAATCTCCTTGGCTACTTAGAAATTGTCAATATTAAGCGCTCATCATCCATGACCATGGCAGCCCCATCAGTTCCATCAGGAAGGTAGCTGTTTCCCTTGCGTCCAGAAAGACGAGTGTATGTTAAATTAGTGAGGTTGCCATTGTCGCCTGCAAAGACAATCCCCTTTGGCGTATAGCACAAGTACCCCTCACCAGGAGCATCTATGCCTACGTTACGGTGAAGAGTCTTGGTATACATGCCGGGAACAATATAGCTGTCAAAAACCCGTCTAAAGCTGAGAGGATTAATTCCCTCACCAGGGAGGATGTCCTCACCGGCCAAGAAAGAAATCTGTTTACCGTGGCTCACATAAAGTCCGCTGGCCACCGCGAAGATCGCATGGACCGGGCCATTGAAATTCATTATGCTTGTGGCATAGTTGAACTTGTGGAAGTCGGTAGGCTCACTTGCAACAACCCTTGACACATCAAATGCTATGTACATCCGCCCATTAAACAGGGCCAGTAAAAACCCATCGTCAGGTGGGCCTTCGAGAGAGTCGAGTTCATCGACCATAACCTCTTCGGTCTTATTCCAGGTATAGCTGGTCCTGCTGAATACCCGGCCACGCTCGTAGCCATTCACGTAGTATGTGAGGTCCCTTGACCCGTCCCAAGCTTGCTCGTAATATACCCGGGCGCCGGCCGTCATTCCAGTACGGACAGCAGTCTCATTCCCTTCAACGTCAACAGCGTAAAGGGTAGTGCCTTTCATGGCAAGGGTATACCCGCCACAATCAAATGGACACATGGAATGGTAGTCCCCAGCGACAAGCTGAGTATACCCCATGGACCGCTTGATCATTCCGGACGGGTCCACATCCACATTGACCGCTGTCGTCAACTCGCTCACGCCTTCTTCTCGGTCATAAACATGGCGCACTGGGTCAATGTAGTTGTTGAGACCTGCAGACTTTTTATATAGAAGAGCCATTATTGATAGCTCTCAGCCTCTTTGAGTTTTTTCTTGTAGTCCTTGATCGCCTTGCCGGTGGGATGCTTGGGGTTAAGAACGATTTTCTTTTTCTTTTTCTTTTTCTTGTCACCACCAGACAAGAAGTCTTGGAACATTTGCTTCAGGCCCATAATGTCTCCTTAGATCCTAAACTTGCGTCTCTTGATAAACGCGGTTTCTCTGCCAACATTCGGGAACCAGTCACTCAATAGTTTTAGTCCCCCGGAAAATTCTGATCGATAGAACTCCCAGTTAACCTTCCTCTCGACCATCCCGTCTTCAATTAAGGTATAGGCCTTGTCCGCCACCCGGTTCACAAGGACCTCCTCGTGTAGGTGTGCAGGCATAACTGCGCATGTTGGGTCTGTGGCGAGCGTTGGACAAGGCTCTTGGTACCATAGCTTGATGACTTGTTCGCTGAGCGCTTGCTGTGGCAGGTACATAGTGCTCCCCTCTACGGCCACATGCTGGTTACTTGCATACTTAGATGTGGTGTAACCATACTCTTCGAACATGTTTTTAAATGATGGCCAGATGGTGACCTCCAAATCGTCGGTTGTATTCCAAGCGCTATGGGGGTTCCAACTGTAGTCGGTGGGCATCGCGTGAGATTGTTCATCAGCAGCGAATGTAACGGTACCGGAGGTAAGAAGGTCGGGGAAGGGAAAGATGGACGCAACAAACTGGAGGGCCGCTTCAAGGCCTGTATTGATCCAATCGTGGTCCTCGAAAGACTCATCTTGTAGCCGCTTGGCTACAGCCGCGTTCATCTCTTGAAGGTTCATTTTAACCTCGTGAAAATACCTTGCCCCCGAGGCTGGGGGGCGGGGGGAGCGGGGGGCAACCAACCCCGAGAGCAAGGCAAGTGTTATACGTAGACTTAGTCTACCTCTTCGCCATCAAGTGCGCCCAGCACTTTGTAATAAATGACGAGGACCAACGCCTTGTCTTGAGGCCAGGTATCACCCAGCACCTTGGCGTCGATGGTGTCATCGGCCGTATATTCCTTTGGCCAGATGTATGCAGCGTCACCGTCAGTTGCCAGGTCAAACTTGGCAGCAGAGGAGACATCGAGGCCGTCGAAATACCGGTCTACCAGGTCGCCGTCTCCAACGTCCACGGTACGGCCGGCACCGAATGCCTCACAGTATACGTCCATGTTAAGGATAACGAAGTCATCCTTCACAGGGAACATTTCAACAACGGAGTCAGCAGCCAGCGCAGCACTGGGAGCGTACTTGGCAATCGCAACTTGCAGTTTGCCAGCGTCCAGCATGTCTGGGGCGTGTCCGTTGATTACAAGATCGCTCTGGTTAGCCATTGTAATCCTCCAAATATGGAAAGTTTAAACAGCCCTGCCATTAAGGCAGGGCGCTCCTACAGACAGTCGCTTACGCATTCAGGTCGGTGCAAGCCGTGTCGACAGAGAAGACACCGAAGTCTTTGCTGTTGAAGCGGGTTTTCTTGCAACCATAGATTGCTCCAGCGGTGATGGCCAGTGCGTTACCACGGTCATCTTTTTCCTCGTTCCAGCTATAACGGCCATAAGTTCCGCCACCACCCCAGGCAATCATTCCGGCCTGGCCGCCAAGGAACAGCGCACGGGCGCCGTCAACAGCGTAGCTGCCGACAGTGCTATCGAAACGCACAACGTTCCGGTGCTTATGCAGGATAACGCCTGCGTAGTCACCAAGGGCGTTCTGGTACAGAAGTGAATCCATACCATCAGTGTTCTTCCGGATGTCAACCCAGTCGTTGGTAGACACCGCTTTACGCAGGTCATACGCCTGGAAGTTGTGCATCAGAAGGACGAACTTATTCTCTCCACCCTTCATAACGACAGGCTGGAGCATTGGGTCAACAGTTTCGGCCTTGGCAACCAGACGCTCGATCAGGTCGAGATCCATGGTATCGTTGGCGTCGATGGTTGCAGCGCTGGTAGCATTACCACCATAAACCAGGTGGGCGCTATCGGGGGTCTGCAGGCTGTTGTTCGCACGACCGGTCCAGCCAGTTGAAACATGGCCTGCGGTGATCCCGCGCATACCGGACAGGTAGTAGAACAGTTGTTGATCATAATCCTCACCGTACCATACGGAGAGGGCGTTACGGCCCTGGAGCCGCATGTTGTAAGGAACACGTTGTTCAGACATCTTCCCTTTGGACTTGGTACCCTTCCGACGCTGATCAATGAACAGCGAGTCGCTGAAGAATTCCAGTGCTTCCTCTGCGCTGGTACCTTCGATCACGTTGTCACCTTCAGTACCGTCACCGGCCAGCTTCTGGCGGAAACCAACGATGATCTTTTCACCGGCTTGTTTGTTAAGCTCGGTCTTGATCTTGATGATGTTATTGTCGCCAGTACCCATGAACTTACGAAAGTACTGGTATACCTCGGCCTCAATGGCCAGGGACAGGGACCAACGTTGAACTGCAAGCGCATGTCCCAGAGGAAAATCAGTAGCAGCCATGATCTACCCTTTCTATATACCGGGTGCGCCCATGAGCAACTCTTGCCGCTCTTTCGGACTCAGCTTCATGAACTCGGCTTCACTGAGCGGTGCAGAGCCACCTTCCGGCTCATTGCCTGTGCTCGGCGCATCCTCGATTGATTTAAAGTTGGAAGATTTCTCTTCCTTAAATTTCTTGACAAGTTCCGCTTCGATCTCCTTACGAAGTGTAGCTTCAGTTTCAGACTTCATTGAAGAGGTCTTCTTCATAACGCCGTGGAGCAGTAGGAGGAAATCAGCGGCGGCCGTTCCCAGTGGACGAGCCTGGCCATTGCTGTCAACCACCATGGTCGACGGGTTGGCCATTTCAAGAAACACCTTGGAGTCAATACCAAAACCATCCGCAAAGTCTTCGATGTCGTCCGCGATGGTATTGTCCTCATCTGCAATCTCGGGCAAGGCATCGAGAACCTTCTCGTATCCTTTTTGGATGTTGGTCTTGATAGAGGCCTGGCGCTCCTGTACTGCACGCTCGTTCGCTTTAAACTCCTGGAAATCCAGCCGGTACTGCATCGCAGCCACAGGATCTTCATCCGACAAGGTTTCATACTCTTCTTTGGTAAGGACTTTGAAGCCCTTTTTCAGGGAAGACTCTGGTTCATAATCCTTATTCTTGTCTTCAACCTGGTTTTCAAGAGCGTCCCTTAGCTCAGATACTTCCTGCTGTAGCGACTTTCTTGCATCGCGCTCGCGGTGGAGCGCTTTAACGGAGACGTAGCCTTCAGGTGGTGTGGTCTTTTTAGGATCTCCCTCGTCAGAGCCATCCTTATCGTCCTTGTCACCTTCGTCCTTGTCGTCCCCATCCTTATCGTCGGCAGCATCGTCGTCTTTGCCTGTCGGGTCCGCCGAACCCGATTTGTTATCGACGGTGGCTTTGTCGTCGTCGTTGCTGTCGTCGTCAGAATCTTTGTCGTCGTCGGGCGGGTCGCCGCCCATGAGTTCTGCCTCAGTAACTTTCTCCCCAAACAGTGATGTGTCGAGAGTCAGCCCCGGAGACTCGTCAGGATTCTCCAGGATTTCTTGGTCCATCATGTTAGAGGCATGTGTCTCATCTCCAAAGTGGTCACCCATGTTATGTCCTTTCTTTTTACGTCCGTAGACGAAGCGAGATTTTTAGCTTCTCGAAAGCTATATCCCAGCCCCTGGTGCATCCGGAAAGATGCGGTCAAAGTTATTGCGGTATCCTTCATCATTCTCATGGAACCGCATTACATTCCACAGGTAGTTCCGGCCAGTGGCCAGTTCCCTGTGGCTTCCATACTTACCAAACTCTTGCCGCGCACGTTTATCGATCTGTGCGTCGCTCAACTGTTTAATCTCGTTGCCCACTTTGCTGCCCCTTCCCCATTCGCTGTTCGCGAATCTTGAGCACAGCCTCGGCAAGTTTAGCCCTACGCTCTGCTTCAGCCTGTTGTGCTTGAGCAAGATCCTTCTGAGCGGATGCGTTGTTACGGTTGATCTTAGACTGTTGCTCATCCTTTTCAAGCTGATGCAACTCGTCCTGTTGTTGTTTCTTGATCATAGCAATGATATCCTCAAGAGACATGTCATCGGCATCAGGGTTGAGGCCAAGCAGAGGACGTAGCTTCTCAAGGATTTTATCCTTCTGTGGTATGTTGGACAATTCAATGCCAAGCTCGAATAGGACAGGAATCGTCTCTGGGGGAGCTCGTTTGATCCACTCAAGGATAAGGTTAAGGTTTTGTTCACGCACAGTGTCCGTATGCTGCGTCTGTGCGATCACAACGTCAAACCGGTGCTGTGTTATGTCATTAATGATTTCGACGCCACCACCGGCCTGTTTGGACACCTGGTTGATGACCATGATTCTATCTTGGCCGGTAAGCTCGTCCGTAACCCGGAGGACCTTCTCGTCAGTCCAATGCTGTTTGATCGATGCTTGTGTCAATTCACCTATGCGTCGATGGGACCGACCAAGGTTGTCAAATATCTTGGCCTGCATGATATCCGAACGTCCGACCTGTTCCTTTAGACTTGAGCCTGAAGTTTCCCGGCCAGGATCATATCCCATGGACGGGTTGTTGACTCCAGCAATTTCCTTGATCTCATTCTCACTCTGATCAAGGATCGCTTGTTGAGCCGGCGCAAGCTCGCTTGCCTCGGATACCTGGATGTTTTCAAGCTGCCCAGCCTTAACGACGATGAAGCCGTCAATCTTATTGGCCTCGTCATGAACATTCTGCAGGTCGGACTGTGTGTCAACGATATCCTCCTCGGCAATCACCCGGGCCGACCGGAGCATAGCCAAAGACATGGACCGCCTTGCATTGACCTCCTTATCCTGTTCACGGATCTGCCGCGGTACCCCATAGGGGTGTTTGAACCTGTCAACGTAAGATACGAACGGGACAAATGGATAGAGGTCGTGTTCGAATGGGGTGTCGGCATGTTGTAGCTCAAGGTCTCCAATAAAGGTACAGACCTTCATCTTCTGAACGTTCGCTCGGACCACCCGGTTTGATTGTTGAATGATTTGGAATTGTTGGCGCGGGTCCATACCTTCGTCGAGCTCAACGACCATCTCGTTAGGCATCACCGCGAAGAATGATTTCTTCCACTCTGGGTACCACATCTCGACTGGTCGGACTCTCTTCCGGTCGCTGTCGAGCCAGTGCTTTCCACCAAACGTAGCAGTGCGCACAAGCTCTTCACGATACCAATCTTCATCATCAAGTTCAGAGTAGTCATAGTCATCGGACCTTAGCTCTTCATAATAGGTCCCAATCTCATAGGCCTTATCCGGAAAGATCGCTTGCAGGTTTTCCACGTCCATGTAGACCTGTTCAAAGATGTAGCGTGTCTCCCGGGGGTTCCACCATGGTGTTGAGTATGGGTCCCACCAAACAGTCTTCCAATCTTTATGGCGCCAAACAACTCTCTCTTGCCTTGGGTCAGGATTGTTCGAGATCTTCATGCACCCAAACCCGGGTACGATCTGATCATTCCATGCCTCTGATATGAGGGACATGCCATCGCACTGGTCCATAACAAACTTGATGGACTCGGTCATGGCCTGGCCAATCTCATTATCCTTGGAGGTTCGCGGCTTAGCGATAATGTCGGTACGGTTTACACTCTGCAGGCCAAGCAAAAGCTGGACCACAGGAAAGGTGCGGTTGATAACCTTCGGGTCTACCCCGATATCTTTTAGGTTATCCAGTTCTTCTGCTGTAAACTGGGCGCCATCATACATCTCGCAGTCGATCCACGACTCCCGGCGCCAGTCCTTGGCTCCGAGTTGTGCCTGATACACCCAGGATATTAACTGTTTAAGGTCTCTCATCACCTTCGCCTTACTTTAAAGCCTGCTTTTGAAGACCCGCCGGATATGCTTAACCCTCTCACGAGTGAACGCATAGCTGCTTCCGGATCTGCCGTCCAATCATGGAGCGGATGGTCCTTCCACATGCCATGCTGCTCGTCCCACTCCTTACGATATTCCTTAAGTGCTGTGACAAGCCGTGTCGTGTTGGCCTTGTTGAACCAACATATCGGTAAGAACATTCTGACATCGTCAATGTCGTCAGCCAGGTTCTCTGTTTTTGGAATGACAACAAACCGCTCGCCGGGCATGAGCTTTCGCATAGTCTGGATTCGCTTCTTGCCAGTGCTGAGTTCTCTAACCATAATGTCGTGCGGCAGGAAGTGCCGGCCATATATGTACGGCTTGCTCTTTAGCTTCTTGACATAATGCTTCAAGCCCCTACCGTTGTTGTGATAATAATCAATAACGCGATGCTGCCCACCATACTCCTGGTGGAAAATAATCTCTGTCTGGTCGTTCATCCCAAGGTCCCAGGCTGTGTTGACTTCAAGCGCAGGGTCATACGGGACTATGGTTATACGATTTTCCTTGGAAACATTGTACATCTGTTTGGAATAATAGGCCCCCTCGATAGGAGCGTTGAACGCTTCCTCCGGTGTGGACGGGAACTCCTGCCACATCTTGTCGCCCATCTTCTCAGCCTTCTTTGTGTACCAGGCCTTCTGATTGGACGACAGCTTCGAAATCTCTTTGCCGTCTGGATCTGTTATACCCTTGACAATCAACTCTTCGAAATATTTTTCGAGCTCCCGGGGAACAATCACACGCTTAGTGTCTGCATTGGACAAAGAGTTTTTTGTGTCCCAGTACCATGGAAAGAAATGAAACTTCCAGTCGAGCATTGTAAGCTCTTGGTCGGAGTCCGTTATCGCCCGGGCATCTTGACAGAAGTTATAGAAGTCACCGGTAGAACCCTCGGCCGTCGACTCGATGAAAACCAGGTTGCCTTTATGAACAGCGTTAAGGGACCCTGTCCGGATTTCCTCTGCCTTGATAGGATATTTCTTACATATCTTGGCGTGCTCTGATATGTGCAGGCGTTGAGCCGTACCAGAACGGATCGATGTGGCAACGTATATGCTGGAGTCGTTTGAGAACCGCAACTCTTGTGCGGACTTGGTTGGCCCGATCATAGCTTCTTTCAGGCCAAGGGGAAGTTGATCGAATGGGTAGCGGACTTTACGGTGGAAGATCTTTTGCGCATCGCCGCGGTTATGCGCAATGATACCTGCCTCTATGTTCCTTGTGAACAGGCAGTCGTCAAGAAAGAATAAGTCAATGAAAGTTGTGCCGCCGAACTGCCTTGCCTTAAGTACAACGTTAAGGTACCAGTAATTCTCCCACAGAATCTTCTGTAGAGGATTCATGCGGAACTGTACCTTGCGGCCGTCTTCGTCGACTATATAGTAAAGATTATTTAGGCGCCACTCTTTACTTTCATAGTACTCCTTTACTGTTATTAACTCCCGCTTTTCTTTCATGAATTACTATCCCCATATAATCCCCCCATCTATTTTTTTGTTGACTCTCACGGTATATTGTCTCTGCCCATGTTCCACGAGTCTGATCTATTACGATCTCATCATTATAAAAAATTAAATCAATACATTCTGTATCTGATTCAACCGGTATTAAAGGGGTGATACACGCAGCCAATATTAATTGTATAAAGCTTCGACGATTCATATTCCCCCCGAAATATTATTGGAAGAGGCAGTTGGATTTGAACCAACAACCCCCAGAGTCAAAGTCTGGTGCTCTACCGTTGAGCTATACCTCTGAGTTGGTTGGGAAGGTTGGATTCGAACCAACGGCCTCTCGATTATCGGTCGAGGGCTCTGCCGCTGAGCTACTTCCCAATGGCTGGCGAGGTAGGATTCGAACCTACGGTCATCCGGTTAACAGCCGGGCGCTGTGCCACTTAGCCACTCGCCAGAAAGATGGTGAACCTGGCGGGATTCGAACCCGCGCCAACAGCGTGAAAGACTGATTGCCCTTACCTTTTAGGCATACAGGTTCAAGACTGGAGGAGGGTGCTGGATTCGAACCAGCGGACGTGTTACCGTCATGAGTTAGCAACCCACTGCATTACCGCTCTGCCAACCCTCCATGGAGGAGGGTAGAGGAATCGAACCCCCATGTGTTACCATGCCATCGGGTTCAAACCGATTTGCCGCCCATGCAGCGGTACCCTCCTAAGATTGTTTCAGCGAAGGACTCCCTATCTTAGGAGCCTGAGTCGATGTACTGGAGGATTTGTCCTGTTCTGTATACACTGGCTTCCCGTCTCTGATCACTCCGTTGTAAACATAAGACCTTATTTCAACGCAACCAGTTCTTGACTTGGTACCGGTAGCATTAAAAGGTGGGTGAAGGTCTACCATAACAGATACGTCAACCTTTTCAGGTAGAACAAACTTCCCCGGGGAAGTCTCAAAGGCACGTATTGGTACAGCCTCTTCACGGCCATCTAAGCCTCGTAATAAAACTTCATGCACCCCCATATTATCCCCCTTGTTTAGGCTTAAATACAAATGCATCATCTGATTCAGTAATCAAATCAAAGCACCGATCTCCATTCAAGGTCTGATCTCCAAAGGATGGAGAGCACTTCATATGTTTCTCAATGAAGTTACACACCTTCTCTGGAAACCAAACACCATGCCCTAACGTAGGATAGTATTTAGCCAGAGACCGCTGCTCCTTACAGTGCCGGCACTGAATAAAGATGTGATCATTCGCCATGCTTCCCCCTTAGTTGTTGGCAGACGCAGTAGGAATCGAACCTACCTCATTGGGTTTTGGAGACCCTATCGCCTTGCCTTGGTACATGTGCGCCTGTGATTGGTGGACCAGCCAGGGACTCGAACCCTGAGTGCCTGCTTGCAAAACAGGAGTGTTCCCAGTTACACCAGCAGCCCACTGGGGTGAGGGACGGGACTCGAACCCGCTAACGCCAGGGCCACAACCTGACCGCTCGACCACTTTGCTGTTCCCTCAACATAAAATGGCGACCTTGGTGGGATTCGAACCCACGCCTTCCAGCGTGACAGGCTGGCGCTCTTGCCACTAAGCTACAAGGCCGTTGGTCTGGGTACCTGGAGTTGAACCAGGAATCTCAGGCTTCCAAAGCCCACATGTTACCATCAACACTTTACCCAGATAAATTGGTGCGCCGGGATGGAGTCGAACCACCACAGCCTTTCGGCGGGAGGGTTACAGCCTCTTGGGCTCGCCACTTGCCCAGCCGACGCATGGAGCCGGTGGGAGGACTTGAACCCCCGGTCTGTGCTTTACAAGAGCACCGCTTTTCCGACTTAGCTACACCGGCTTACTCGCTGATGAGGCCTTCACCTATTGCCTGTGCAAAAGCTTCAACCATCTCATCAACAGTCACGATACCTTTATGGACCAGGTCGTCAATTTCCCCCACGGGGAGGTTGGCATCTTCCTTACGATCATAATAAAGGAAGTCCGTTGCCAGGCCTTCTATCGCGCCAAAGATAAGGTCTTTCTTTCGCTCTATGGTTGTTTGCTTAGCCATTTTGGTTTTCCAGTCTGTCTGAATTGTCTTTGGTAACATTGTTCATAAGCTCGGCCCATGGGTCCACATTGGCGGTGAGGTTGACATCCCTTCGCTCCTTCGGAATGTATCTCTCTGGCCGGCAGATCTGAGCTCGCCACTGAAGTGATTTAATCAGTGCGTTGGCGACAGGCGCCGTGATAACTCCCTCCCGAACGTCCTGCTCTATCTCAAGGATCTTGTCCAGGGCGGCCTCTGCCTGGCTCTCTCTGGCCAACCTATACTTGGTTACGAAGTCAGCGTAAAGGTCGTCAGGATCATCAAGCCGACGCTCCCCCTTGTGTATCCAACCAAACACCATGGACGGCTGCAGCTTCTTGATCCTCTTACAGATCTTATCCATGCTGTCACCTGCAACCATCCGGTTACAGATCTTGTCTCCTATTTCAGGGGTATACTCAAGCATCTTGATCCACCAAAGCTCCTCGGCTCAAAGCCTCTATGTTTTGTTCATACACTCGAAAGTTGTAGCGGCCATGCTCCTTGATGATGCGCTTCCGGATCTCCTTTGCAGACGCAGGGTAATAATTCCAGTTGTCGACGCCTACGTCTATCGACTTCCCTATCCCGGGCAGTCTCCCATGGGAGTGGCCATGAAAGTGATACGTGCCGTACCTTTGCATCGGCCAGGTGCGCATCGGCCAGTGCAGGCATACGTAAATAAATCTCGGATCTTGAATAGTGTAGAAGTGAGCATACTTATTTTTGTTCAGCCACTTATCATGATCCCCTATCAAGAAGATGTGTTTACCCTTCAGCTTCCGGACGTACCGCTCGGTCACGGTCTTGCGTGACGGGAGCAGGCTGAAGTCTCCAATATGGACCACGAGGTCACTCTTGTTGACCACAGAGTTGTGGCGCTTGATCAAAGCAGCGTCCATCTCCTCGACGGACCCGAACGGCCGGTTACAATAATCGATAATACGTGCATGACCATAGTGCTGATCCGCGGTGAAAAAGATCTTGCTGGTCTTGCTAATGTACCGCGTCGAGTCGCTACTTAATTCTCTTGAGTGTCTCATTGATCACCGAGATTGCACGACAGGCCGCATCGACCTTCGATATTTCTGGGATGTTGCTTGTAAGCTGGTGGCCGATATATTCTGCCAGGACCTCAATATGTATCTTGAGTTTCTCTGACAGTTGGATGTCGTACTCCCTCTCACCCGCCAGAGCTTTGATTCTCTCTTTGAATGGTACGTCTTTGCTCATATTCCCCCCTGTGCTTCTTATATTTGCATGTGGCCTCGCAACACAGTTGAGGCTCACGGTCAGCCTTCTTACAGTTACGGTTTGCCGCACGCCCCTCGAAGAATGCATATGCAAAACAGGATGGCCGGCCATAATAATCAGCCCTTGCTGGACAATCTATCTCTGAGCCCATTTGGTAACTCCCCATACAAGTGGAAACATTATGCCTATACCAATAAGCTTCATGACGTAGAGTCCCATGTACCCGGGGAACTGGCCAAGGAAGAATATCCCTATGGGGTTAAGCTCCTCAATCAGCCCTGTGCGCAGCAGGCACTCTGTGTGCCATGCGTCCAAAAAATAATATGTGACCATTCCAATGAACAGCGCCCAGATCATTACATTCTTTCTGGTCCAACAGAATCGATATCGCAACCACTCAATCATCGTTCCCCCAGACGTTCAAACCCATTGTCCCTAAGAAAAGCGTAGATGGTATCAGTGCAGGCCCCAATGGATATGGACTTCACCAAGCTCATCGTTGGAGCGAATGGGAACTGCCCCTCCAGGTCAAACGGCACGGCCAGCAGTATTCCAACTATGTAGCCTTCGTCATCATAGAACCCTGTGCCGGATAGGCCCTTGTTGCCATAGCCATGCACCCACATGGTACATTCGTCATCCTCGACGCTGAACTTAATGACATATCCTGAATTTGTCATCTTGGCCGAGCCGCGGTAGCTGTATGCGATATGCACGGCTTCATAGTGCTTTGGCTGGGAGCCAAGCGGCGCCGGCCGACCGACATTGCCATCAATCATAAACAATGCCAGATCAGACTTAACGTCACCACTTAGCAACTTCATGGGATAGTCGTCTGCAATTATCCCACCGGACCTACCGTTAGTTTCGCCACGAGGGCTGACGTAAATAAACTTGGCTGTCAGTGGACCTTCCTCCGGTGCCTGTACGAAGATGTGGTTCGCTGTCAGCGCATACGTCTTATTGAAGCTGTGGCTTATTATTGCACCGTGTCCCAGCCACTCATCGTCCTGATAGATTGCAATGGTGCTTTCCGCTACCATCTCCTCTATGGTTGGTATGACAGGCGCCTCTTCGTTATAAAGTGGTCTTACTATAGACCTGGCACCAAAACCAACGATTAATATAAGACAAGCAACCAAAGAAAACAGTAAGGCATCTGATACGCTTTGATTGTTCATAATCCCCCCCAAGGATTAATTGGATGCGGAGGCTGGAATCGAACCAGCGTGGCACGGCGTATGAGACCGTACAGGATACCAGCAACCTCTCCGCATTATTTACGTTGGTTCAATACCCTATCAAGCTCGTCCATGATCGGCATGTCTTTAGCTTTAACATTGAAGAACAACGTGTTCACCGAGTCAACACCAAATTCTAACTGTATCGTATCCTTATACTTATTATAGATATAACCAACAAGGAAACGAAGGTCGGCCCTCCACTTTGCGTCCGAAGTTTCAATAGTTAATATACTGTTTTCAACACTAAAGCTACAAGTCTTGCCTTGGTATTTCACCGGTCCCCCTCCACTGGTTGCCCCATCCACTCCCATTTAAGGTCGCGCTTAACAAGCTCCCGCCGGGCCTGGAAGTGGTCGAGCCCGACGAGGAACTTGGTCTTTATTGAGGACAGGTAACAGATCCACAGTGAACCTTCTTTCTTCCAACCGCTATAGGCTTCCCACCCGGGACCTGTCACTTTAAGCATACGTGCCATACATCACCTTATGCAGGAGTGATCTCAATTGTGAGGTCACAAGGAATGGCGTTGGTGCTGGCGCCGTCCGTAATACATTCGATTGCACCACCCGCGGCCACCGTGTTAAGCGCGGTCGGAGTCGCGGAGTCGACATCACCCGCGGCGGACCCACTGTAAGCGACTGTGATACCACCGCCGGTAATCGCTGTCCCACCAAGCTCAAAGGAGAGCCCGGCGTCTGCAGTTGCAATGGTGCCATGAATCACGCTCCAGATCTTGGTGATGGTACCCGCAACCGGGCTGACCACCCAGTCGCTACCGGCCGTTGAAATGTCCGGGATACGAACGTTCAGGTAGACCTTACCCATCGCAGAATAGAATAGCTTGCCGGCGCTCTTGGTGGACTCGTCGAAGCATGGCACGTAATCGTCACCTGCTGGGGTAACTGTCTTGGCTGGATCAATTGCGGTTTCAATATCAAACAGGGCCATCGGGTTCTCCTTTTGGACTTAGGGGTTGCATAGTGTTTAATATTCGGCCGGCCGGGCTTTTACACCCGGCATCCTCTGGCACAGGACAACGGCCTCAGCAAAAACAACTACGAAACAATTGTTATGTAGCATACAACTTGTATTACGTCAAGAAATAAGCGAGAGGTAGTTTCTGTCGGGCTCTTAAGCCCGGGATGTCATATGAGAGGAACCTCATCTGCTTGTGGGGGGCTGTGGAGCGAGAGCTCGGATTCGAACCGAGAGTTATCTGCTTGGAAGGCAGAGGCCATACCGGGTTAGGCGACTCCCGCTAATATTCAAAATTGGCTGCGAGCCTATGACCACCGTTGTCATCAGGAACAATGGCGAGCCCCCGGCCAGGAACAAATGTGAGAGCTTCGGCTACGGCATAGGACCCGTCCGGATTTCGCTGCTGGGTGGTGACCTGGATAACGGTTCCCCCGGGAACCAGCATCGCCTTGGTCGATTTCATCCACCCCTCGCGTTCACTCGACGCTTTGAATAACAACTTGAACTTATCCCCATCACCGACAACCTTGAGGTCGGTTACGTTCTGGGCGGCGCCGGATACGGTTGAGTTGTGTAATGTCTTCGCTACGTGCTTCATGCTCCCCCTATTCGTTACATGCAATCGATGCGTTGGCCCACATCACCACCTCGCGCAGCTTGTCGATGGCGATGGTCTTCTCGTGTGACTCAGGGCAGAAGGCTTCGATGGTGCGGCTAAAGTTTAACCCCATCCATCGAATGGTCTTGTACCGGTCGGCCTGGTCGCCCTTGGGCGGGTGATACTTGAATACCTTTTTGTTTTCAGACACATTCATTTCTAATCCCCGCGACATTGAGTAAGACTTGAACCCCACGGCTCCAGCCGAGCCATGTATCGAAACGAACAGTCGGGACATCCATATCGTCCTCGGCGGCCATGGTATAATCACCGTCCAAAAGGATTATGATGTCCTGTGGCTTTTCCTTGAGCAGCCACGCCCACTTTGCTTCGTCTGTCGG